GTCCCTGCGCTATGTCTATGTGACTGAGGGCGTGCACGGCGACAAACGATTGCATCACCATGTCGTGATCGACGGTACAGGTGGGGATTTGGAAACCCTGCAAAGCTTGTGGCCGCACGGCGAGGTGCACATTGAGTATGTGGACGCCTACGGCTACGAGGCGCTGGCCAAGTACCTGACCAAGGAGCCGCGCGAGCACGGCAGCCCGAACGGTCTGCGCAGCTGGACACCCAGCCGGGGACTGAAAAAGCCCGAACGGGAAAGCGGCTGGGTGCCGGATGACGTGACACTGTGCGCACCGCCGGGCGCGATCGTGCTCGACAGCGACAGCATGGTCAACCAGTGGGGCGAGGTCAAGTACCTAAAGTACCTATTACCCGAACGAAGGCCGGAACGCAAGACACGCCCAAGGCGGTCAAAACCGAGGAAAACAGCATAAGGTCTTATATTTTTCGGGCTTGAAACCCAGTATAACTTATGAATCACAATGGAGAACGCGCGCGCGGGCGCTTTACGAGGAGGGCGAGAGCGTGTATAATAGAGACAAGAGAATAAGGACTGACGAAAGTGGAAAGGTCTGGATCTGCTGCCCGAAGTGCGGCAAGAAGTTTATGCCAGTCCGACCGGGCACGCGGCTGATTGAATTCCCGCTGCTGTGTCGTCAGTGTAAGCAAGAGTCCGTCATCGACTACGATGGCGTGAGCCTGAGCCAGAGAGCCTGAGCCGACTAACGAGAGATGCACCAAGTGTGCGTCTGCGTTGGTTGGCTCTTTTTGTTTGCCCAAAAACGAGGAGGTGGGTCGAAATGGCCGAATGGAAAAGCCTGGATGTCCTGATCTGTGAATACACCGAGGCTCAGCGCCGACTGGAGGAGGCGATCGGGCGCAACCGTGCGCAGGCGGCCGAGAGCCGCAACGTCGTCCGGAGGATGAAGCTCGACCGTGCGTGCGAGGTCATGCGGCTGGAGCTTGCCAGCCTGACCCATCGCATCATCGAGATGCAGAACATTGTGAAGGAGCGTGAGAACCGTGAACGACATCAGCGAGAACAAGCGATCCACGGACGAGGTGCTGGCCGCAAAGCGGTATGGCCTGATTGTGACTGTCCGGACGGAACACGTCACACTTGACCTGCCTGCACGCTATGCGCCCGAGCTGCGCGGCGACTGGGTGACGGTGTACGGCTATCACGGCGTGCAGGACAGCTTCCCGGCGCGCATCGTGCGCGGCATCTCGGCACAGCCTGCGGTGCGCTGTCCGATCTGCGATGAGTCGGTCAAACCGGTGGGACAGACCTTCCGGTGTCCGTTCTGCACCCAGATGCTGCGGGAGGACAAGGCGTAATGGCGCGAGCGTTTGCCAAGCGGTTTTATAACTCCAAGGCGTGGAAGTCCTGCCGGGCGGCGTACATTGCCGAGCGCGTGGCCATCGACGGCGGTCTGTGCGAGACCTGCGGCTTGGTTCCCGGTCTGATCGTGCACCACACGGTCTGGCTGACCGAGGACAACGTGAACGACCCGGACATCGCGTTAAACCATGCGCTGCTGCGCTACGACTGCCAGGCGTGCCACAACCGCGAGACCGAGGACGGCAGCGGTGACCGGTGCATTATCGGGCCGGACGGCCAGCCGGTCGAAGTCCGACCGCCTCCCAGTCCGCTGACCCGGGTGTGATGCAAAACGACCGAACGCCCCTCCTCGGGAAAATACACGGCTCACGTACAGGACCCCCACCCGTTGACAGCTGGGCGAAAACGTGGCACGAGGGCGCGAATCACACAGCGCGCGCCATGCGCGTGCGCAGGAAGGAGGTGCCGGAAAATAACCGGATGTGAGGACAAAAAGGCGCTGGAAAGCGCGATCAAGAAGGAACAAAGGCGGCTTTTGAAGCTGTTTAAGGGGATTGAGGAAACCAAGCGCAGCCTTGTGCTGGGACTCGTGGAGCGTGCGGCATTTATGCGCGTGCAGCTCGACGAGCTTGAGGACGACCTCAATACCTACGGCTGGACCGAGTGGTTTTCCCAGGGCGACCAAGAGCCGTACAAGCGCAAGCGTCCCGAGGCCGAGGTCTACAACCAGACCAACGGCAATTACCAGAAAATCATCCGTCAGCTGACCGACCTGCTGCCCAAGTCGGTCGAAGCGCCGTCCGATGACGGCTTTGACAGCTTTGTCACGAGCCGCGAGACCTAACGAAACCCAATTTGCCGACCCCATCCGCGCGTATTGGGCAGCAATCGAGCGCGGGGACGTGGTGGCCGGTGACAAGATCCGCCGTACCTACGCACACCTTGTGTCCAAATTGGACACCGATGCCGACGGTTATCATTACAGCCCGGCGCGCGCTTGGCACGTCATCGACTTCATCGAGCGCTACTGTCATCACTCCAAGGGCAAGGTAGGCGGTCAGCCGGTGCGTCTGGAGCTGTGGGAAAAGGCCATGCTGGCCGCCATCTTCGGCTTTGTAGACATGGACGGCAACCGGCAGTACCGCGAGGCGCTGCTGATCGTCGGCAAGAAGAACGGCAAATCCCTGCTGGCATCGGCGGTCGGCCTGTACCTGATGATCGGCGACGGCGAACCCGGCCCCGAAGTGTACGCGGTGGCGACCAAGCGCGATCAGGCGAAAATCATCTGGCAGGAAGCCAAGCGCATGGTGCGCAAGTCGCCCGCGCTCTTAAAGCGCATTAAGACTCTGACCCACGAACTGACCAGCGAGGCGTTCAACGACGGCGTGTTCAAGCCCTTGGCCTCCGATTCGGACACCCTAGATGGTCTGAACGTCCACGGCGTCCTGATGGACGAGATTCACCAGTGGAAGGACGGGCGTGCGCTCTATAACATCATGGCCGACGGCACGACCGCGCGCGAGCAGCCGCTGGTGTTCATCACCTCAACGGCTGGCACCGTGCGCGAGGACATCTACGACGACCGGTACGAGTACGCGGCGCGCATCATCAACGGCTATGGCGACCCGAAGGGCGCACACGACCCGCACTTTATCGCCTTTGTCTACGAGTTGGACGCGCGGCGCGAGTGGACTGACCCTGCCTGCTGGGCAAAGGCCAACCCCGGTCTGGGCACGATCAAGAACCGGCAGCAGCTGGCCGACAAGGTCGCGCGTGCGCAGGCAAACCCCAAGGAGGTCAAAAACTTAGTTTGCAAAGAATTCAATGTCAGGGAGACCACGACCGAGGCCTGGCTCACGTTTGAGGAGCTCAACAACACGGCCTGCTACGACCTGGCCGAGCTGCGGCCGCGCTACGGCGTGGGCGGCGTCGATCTGTCCGCGACCACCGACCTGACGGCTGCTGCCGTGATCTTCCAAGTGCCGAACGACCCGCACTATTATGTGCGTATGATGTTCTGGCTGCCCGAAGCTCTGCTCGAGCAGCGCGTCAATGAGGACAAAATCCGGTATGACCTGTGGGTCGATGAGGGCTATGTCCGACTGTGTCAGGGCAACAAGATTAACTACCATGACGTTGTCCAGTGGTTTGTCGAGGTGCAGGAGCAGGAGGACATCTACCTGCCGTGGATTGGCTACGATAGCTGGAGCGCGACCTACTTTGTGGACGAGCTGACCGACACTTTCGGCCCGTCTTGTCCCGAGCCGGTCATTCAGGGCAAAAAGACCCTGTCCGCACCCATGCACGCACTGGGCGCAGACCTCGCCGCCAAGCTGGTGGTCTACAACAACAATCCGGTGCTCAAATGGTGCCTGGCGAACACCAGCTATGACGAGGACAAGAACGGCAACTGGCAGCCGTGCAAATCCACCAAGCCGACCCGGCGCATCGACGGCGCCGCCGCGCTGCTCGATGCCTATACCGTCCTCGGACGGCATCTGGAAGAATACCAAAGCATGATTTGAGGTGATACACACATGGGATTTTTTCGTGACCTGTTCGCCCGCGCGTCCCCGGGTACCGTGCGCTATCAGATGGTGACCGAGCGGGGCAACGGGTTTTACGCATGGAATGGCAAGCTGTACCAGTCGGATATTGTCCGGGCGTGCATGCGTCCCAAGGTCAAGGGCGTGGGCAAGCTGGTCGGCAAGCACCTGCGCGAGACCATTGACCGCGAGGGCAAGCGCCGCATTGCGTACAACGCGGATGCGCGTCTGCGTTACCTGCTCGAGGAGCCTAACCCCTACATGACCGGTCAGAAATTACAGGAGAAGCTGGCCGCCCAGCTCGTCCTCAACAACAACGCCTTTGCGCTGATTATCCGCGACGAAAACGGCCTGCCGGTGGAGATTTACCCCATCACGGCCAGATCGGTGCAGGCGATCTACCGCAAGGACGGCACGCTGTGTTTGGACTTCATCCTGGTCAACGGGCGGCGCATGGTGTTCGCCTACACCGACATCATCCACTTGCGTTCCGACTTCTGCGAAAACGACCTGTTCGGCTCACCCTTGGCGCAGACGCTCATGCCGCTGATGAAGATCGTCGGCACGACCGATCAGGGCATTGTCAAGGCAATCCGAAATTCTTCGGTCGTGCGCTGGCTGATTAAATACAATACAGCCATGCGCGATGACGCATTGACCGAGAAAGCCAAGGAGTTTGCCCAGCGGTTTCTGGATGTGGAGAACGGCAGCGGCGTGGTTGTCGTGGACTCCAAATCCGAGGCCACCCAGATTAGCCCCAATGACTACGTCCCCAACGCGGCGCAGATGGACCGCACGACCCAGCGCATCTATGCCATCTTCAACACCAACCCCAAGATCGTCCTGTCGCAGTACAACGAGGACGAGTGGAACGCCTATTACGAGGCCGAGCTGGAACCCATCGTGCGCGAGCTGGGCGAGGAGTACACGCGCAAGCTGTTTTCCCGACGCGAGCGGGCGGCAGGCAACCGGATCGTATTCGAGGCGACCAACCTTGCAACGGCCAGCATGAGCACAAAGCTGGGCTTACAGGCCATGGTAGACCGCGGTGCCATGCTGCCGAACGAGTGGCGCGCTGTCTTGAACCTTGCACCCATCGACGGCGGCGATGTGCCCATCCGTCGCTTGGATACCGCACCCACAACCCAGACAACACAGGAAGGAGGAAGTGAGACAGCATGAAAATTGACATCAAGGGCGTGATCGTGGCCAATGATGACAAGTGGGTCTATGACTGGTTTGACATGGACGCGGTCGCGCCGCGTGAGGTACTGACCGCGCTGGACAGAGCGCCGAATGAGCGTGCCGACGTGTACATCAACTCGCCCGGCGGCAGCGTCTTTGCCGGCGGTGAGATTTATGACGCGCTGCGTGCGCACCCGGGCGGCGTGCAGATTCATGTGACCGGTCATGCCGCATCGGCAGCGTCCATGATTATGTGCGCCGGGCCGTGTGACATTTCGCCCACGGCGCTTGTGATGATTCACAACGTATCCGGCGGCGCGCAGGGCGACTATCACACGATGGACGCGACCAGCGAGACGCTGAAAAAGGCCAATCAGGCGGTCGCCGCGGCCTACCGGCACAAGACCGGCAAGAGCGAAAAAGAGCTGCTGGCGCTCATGGACAAAGAGACATGGATGACCGCGCAGGAAGCCATCGAGGCGGGCTTTGCCGACGGCCTGACCGAGTCCGCACGACCGCTGCCGCTGACGGCATCGTTTTCCGGTATGCTGCCGCAGGCGGTCATTGACAAGCTGCGCGCCGAGCGCGCCAAACATCCGCCCATGACTGCGCAGGACAAGGCCCGCGCAGAACTGGAACTTTTGACTTTAGGAGGAAAGACGAGATGAACAGAGACACCTATCTGGCAAAGCGCGAGACCCTGCTGAACGAGGCACGCGCCCTGATCGAACAGAGCGACCTGAACGGCTACAAGGCCAAGAAGGACGAGATCGAAGCCCTCGACCGCCAGTTTGACGAGGAAGCGCAGGCACAGGCGGCGCTCAAGGCGCTCGAAGGCCGCCAGCAGAACCCGCAGGCGGTGCAGAACCTGATGAACCTCGGCGGCGCGGTCGTCACGACCGGTCAGATGCAGCCGGGCACGGGCGAGCAGACCCCGGATGACCCGCTGAACAGCGTGGAATACCGCCGCGCGTTTATGAACTATGTCGCCAAGGGCGCGGCGATTCCCCAGAATCTGACGGGTCAGAATCAGGTCACCAAGTCCACCGACGCGGGCGCACTCATCCCGACCATCGTGGTCGAGAAGATCATCGAGAAGGCCAAGAGTCTGGGCACCATCCTGTCGCTGGTCACTAAGACCAATTTCCCGGGCGGCGTCAAGATTCCGGTCTCGCAGGCGCGTCCGACCGCGACCTGGGTTGCTGAGGGTGCGGGCAGCGACAAGCAGAAGCTTTCCATTCAGGACGTGGTCTTTGCCTACTACAAGCTGCGCTGCGCGGTGGCTATGACCTTCGAGGTGGCCAACCTGTCGCTCGACATCTTCGAGGCGCACTTTATTCAGGTGGTATCCGAGGCCATGGTCGAGGCGCTCGAACAGGCGATCATCAACGGTTCCGGCTCGGGTCAGCCCAAGGGCATCCTCAAGGAAACCCCGAACGAGGGTCAGGCGCTCGAGGTTGCCGCAGATGGCAAGCTGGACTATGCGCTGCTGTGTGAGGCCGAGGGCGCACTGCCCGATGCATACGAGCCCGATTCGGTCTGGCTGATGAGCAAAAAGACCTTTATGCAGTTTGTGGGCATGGTGGACGCAGATGGCCAGCCGATCGCGCGCGTAAATTACGGTCTGGGCGGCAAGCCTGAGCGCTACCTGCTCGGCCGCCCGGTTGCGATCAACAGCTATATGCCCGACTACAAACCCACCGTGGAGGCCGACACCATCTTTGCCGCCATCTTCCGCATGAAGGACTACGACCTCAACTACGCCGCCCAGATGGTCATCAAAACCTATGAGGACAACGACACCGATGACACCGTGACCAAGGCCATCCTGCTGGCCGACGGCAAGGTGCTGGACAAGTCCTCGCTGGTCACTCTGACCAAGAAGCAGGCGGGCTGAAAGGGCGCGGTGAGTGATGGCGACAGTGCTCGAACAGGTACACGCAGCGCTGCGGCTCAAAAGCCGCGCACTTGACGATGCTGAGATCACGCCCCTGGTCGAGGCGTGCAAGGCCGATCTCAGGATGCACGGCGTGCGCCGGGTGGACGAGACCGACCCGCTGATCGCCCGCGCCATTGTGCTGTACTGCAAGGCGTACTTTGGCTATGACGATCAGACCGAGCGCTGGCAGGCGTGTTACGACGGTCTGCGGGACAGCATGGAGCTGTCTGGCGACTACCGAGAGGAGGACGTCTGACCGTGCGCTTTGTAGATTTGACCCTTGTGTCCAAACCCGACACCGAGGGTAAGCTAGACGCCGACGGCTATCCCATCCCGGACGAGACCCCGACCGAGGTTTACGCCGAGATGGGCGAGGTCAAGCGGCTGGAGTTTTACGAGGCACTGCGCGCGGGCACCCGGCTTTCCTGTGTGTTCCGCGTGCGCGTGCCGGACTACGCCGGGCAGACCATCGCAGAGCTTACCGGCAAGCGGTACAAGGTCGAGCGGGCGTACAGCAAGGATGGGGAGTGGATGGAGCTGAACTGCTCCGAGCTCCCCACGGCAAAAGGAGGTGTGACCGATGCGGGGTCTTAATGAGCGATTGATGGACGCACTTACGCCCGTCCTGCCCACCATGCCGGGCACTTACACCGGGAGCCATGACACCTATCTGGCATTTAATTATGACACGACCGGCATGGAATACGGCGACAACCAGCCCGCCGTCGAGCGAGCGCTCATCCAGGTGCATCTGGTCGCGCCTATGACGGCCAACACAGTAGAAACCCGCAAGGCGGTCAAGCGAGCATTGTTTGCCGCCGGGTTCGGCTGGCCGAGCATGACCGATGCCTCGGATAAGCTCGGGCAGCACTATGTGTTCGAGTATGAGAGCGTGGAGGTGGATTTATATGCCGATGACGGTTGACGGACTGGACGGTCTGCTGCTCGATCTGGAGGCGCTTGCAGATCTGCCGGACGATACCATGTCCGGCATGCTCCGTGCGGGCGGTGAGGTCATTGCCCAGGCGCACAAGAGCGCGATTCAGTCGGACGGCCTAGTCGATAGCGGCCAGCTGCGCGACTCGATCAAGGTCTCGGCCAAGGTACGGCGCACCAGCAGTGCGCGGTCGGTCGAGATTTATCCCAAAGGCAAGCGCACCGACGGTACCCGCAATGCCGAGGTCGGCTTCATCCATGAATATGGCGCACCCGGGCGCGGCATTCCGGCCAAACAGTGGATGCGCAAGGCGAACGAACAGGCTCAGGATGCAGCGTGCACGGCAGCCGAGGACGTATATGACAACTATTTACGGAGCAAAAACCTGCTCTGACCGACAAAGGAGGAAAACAAATGGCAGCATTTGGCGCAAAATGCCCGAGATTTGCACCCAATAGGAGTGTGGGCGAGAATGGCGCGATCACCTACGATACGCCGGTGACCATCGGCGCACTGAACAAGGCCGATCTGACCGTGACCATGGCATCGGGCAAGGTGTACGGTGACAACGAGCTCCAGGAGTCCATTGACGAGTTCGTGTCCGGCACGCTCGCCATGGAGACCACCGACATGGAGGACGAGGTCGCGGGCAAGATCTACGGTGCGACGGTCAATGAAAAGCTGTGCACCTACAATACCGGCGATACCCCGCCCGAGGGTGGCCTGGGCTACTACAAGACGCTGGTGCGCGCGGGCAAGAAGATTTTTAAGACCTTTTTCTATCCCCGTGCCAAGGCGGCAATCGGCAACGATACGGCGGCGACCAAAGCCGATTCGATCACGTTCTCGACCGTTGCGACCAACTGGACGATTATGGCCGACAAGAAGGGCAACTGGCGTCTGACCAAGGAGCATGACACCGAGGAAGCCGCAAAGGCATGGCTGGATACCCAGATGGGCGTCTCGGGTGACTCGTGAGCCTATGCGCAGTGTAACGACAGAGTGGCAGGGCAAGACCTATCATCTGCTGTATAACGGTCGGGCGATGTTTGCCGCGCGCGATGCGCTTGGCGATCAGGACATCATTGCAGCGCTGACCCAGCCGGGCGCAGCCGGTATGCAGGCCACGGTGCAGGCGTTTTGCATCCTCGCCGAACAGGGCGAGCTGGTGCGCCGCATGGATGGCCACGCGCGCGGCTCCATCCCGGATGCGGATGACGTCGCGGCACGCATCATGCCTGATGAGCTGATCGAATTGCAGCAGGCGGTGGTAAATGCGGTCATGCGCGGCTACCACCGTGACCAGCCCGAGGAGGAAATTGACCTCGGCCTTGCCGAACTTCAAAAAAAAACGGAATGACCGTGGCGCAGTATCTGCGCTCGGGCATTGTGTGCGGCCTGTCCAGCCGGGAGGTGCTTAGCCTCCCGGTTGGGGTCGTGTTTGACCTCGTATCCCTGCACAATGCAGGCGTCACGAAAAGGGAGGAGTAAATGGCTGAGCGTAAAATCTCGACGCGATTTGCCGTCGAGGGCGAAGACCAGTACAAAAAGAGTGTTGCCGACATCAATATCCGCCTGAAAACACTGAAAAGTGAGCTGGCACTGGTGCAGAGCCAGTACGCTGGGCAGGAAAACAGTATGGAGGCGCTCACGGCCAAGGGCAAAACCCTGACCTCTATGTATGATGCACAGCAGGAAAAGCTCAGGACAGCGCAGGCTGCTTTGCAAAACGCCGCAGCGGCGCAGAGCCAGTATTCGGCACAGGTGGCCGAGAGCCAGGCCAAATTACAGGCAGCCCAGCAGGCGCTGGACGAGATGGATCAGGCAGCGGACAGCGACGCCTATGCCCAGCTCGCCGAGCAGGTCGCGCAGTACCAGCAGGAATTATCCAAGGCCGAGCAGCTCCAGCGCGCCGCTGAGCGGGGTGTACAGAACTGGCAGCAGTCGGTTAACTATGCCCAGCGTGACTTAAACCAGCTCAGTACAGAGATTAACAACAATAACGCCGCTCTGGAAAGTGCGCAGCAAGCCGCAGACGCAGCCAGTGCATCCATGGACGAAGTGGCAGAGAGCGCGGCAGAGGCCGCCGACGCCGCCGAGGACATGGGTGAGGACGGCGGCGACGCCATTGACACCATGGCGCAGGCGCTGACCGGCGCAGGTGTTGTGGCGGCGCTCGACCAGATCAAGGACACGCTGCTTGCCTGCGCTGAGGCTTCGAGCGAGCTGTCGCAGGCCGAAAGCGTGCTGACCAACAATACAAACCTCTCGGGCAATGAGCTGGAGCGCTACCGACTGCTGCTGCGCCAGCTGTACGGCGATAACTATGGCGAGTCCATGGATGATGTCGCCCAGACGCTCGCAGCCGTGCGCCAGCAGCTGGACGCCGACTGGCCGACCGACCAGCTTAAAACCGTCACCGAGGACGCGATCACGCTGCGTGATACGTTTGGCTATGAGGTCACGGACAGCATCCGTGCCGCGAAAGCTCTGGTTGATAATTTTGGCGTCGACGGCGACGAGGCGTTCCGGCTGATTGCTGAGGGCGCACGCAACGGCTTGGACTATTCGGGCGAGCTGCTGGACACCGTCAGCGAGTACAGCGTTCAGTTCAAGAAATTGGGCTTGTCCGCCAATGATATGTTCAAGGTCATGCAGTCGGGCGCGGATAACGGCGCTTGGAACCTGGACAAGATCGGCGACGCATACAAAGAGCTGTCTATCCGCGTCGTGGATGGTTCAGACACGACTGCTCAGGGATTTGCAGCCATTGGTCTGAACGCCGAGCAGATGGCGCAGAAGTTCGCGCGCGGCGGTGAGAGTGCAAAGGCTGCCTTGCAGCAGACTACGCAGGCACTCGCGGCGATGGAAGACCCGGTGCAGCAGAATATCGCGGGTGTCAACCTGTTCGGCACCATGTGGGAGGATCTGGGCGCGACGGTCGTGACCCAGATGGCCAGCATCACCGAGGGCACTTATGGTGCTGCAAACGCCATGGAAAACCTGCGTGAGAATCGCCTGGACGACCTGAGCGAAGCGTCTGAGCACCTCGACCGTAACATGCAGCTGCTCGCCGCAACGGCGGGCGACGCGGTTGTCCCGGCGCTGGCCGACGTCAAAAATGCCGGTGCTGATGCGCTGGCGGTCGCGACCGACTGGCTGACGCAGAATCCGCAGGTCATGCAGGTCATCACCGCCCTGGTTGCGGGATTTGCCATCCTTGCGGGCGGCGTGACTGCCTATACGGCTGCTGTCGCAGCGGCTAAGGTAGCAACCGCAGCTCTCACCGCCATGATGGAGACCAACCCTTATATCTTGGTTGCGACGGTTGTGCTCTCTCTGGTAGCCGCGATCGGCACCTATGTCCTGACCGCGGGCTCGGCCTCGGACAAAACTCGGGAGCTCAATAAAAACCTTAAAGAGATCAAGAGCACCCATGAAAAGAATATCGGTACCATCAATGCAACCGCCGAGGCTGCTCAGGGCTACATTGACAAGCTGGAAGCGCTTGAGTCGCAGAGCAGCATGACCGATGTTGAGCAGCTGGAGTATAAGCAGACGGTAGATGAGCTTAACGCTCTGCTGCCCGACCTCAACGCCAAGATCGACGAGCAGACCGGTCTGCTCATCGGCGGCGCGGAAGCCCTGCGCGCTAATACTGAGGCATGGCAGGAAAACGCCCTCGCCCAGGAGATGCAGGAACGGTATCAAGAGGTGCTGGACGGTCAGGCCGAAGCTACGGTCAACCTGACGGAAAAAAAGCTGGCGCTGCGCGACGCCGAAGCTGAGATGAATGATCTCTACACTGAGATGCAAGATGTGCAGCGGCAGTTACAGGAGACCGAAGAAGATTCGGGGCTGACCATTGAGGAAAAAACTGCGACCATCAGCAGCTTGCAGGAGCGCATGAACGAGCTGACCGATGCCTATACCCGGGCGAGTGACGAAGTGGACCGGCAGAGCGAAGCCGTAGACGAGGCTCAAGGCGTGTTGGATGGCTACACAGAGGAAGTCGAACACGTCCAGGAGGTTCAGAACGAGCTGGCAAACTCCAACCAGACCGTCGCGGACAGCGCCGCCAATGTCGAAAGCGCACTGGCCGATGTGCAGCAGGCATACCAGGACGCCAAAAACGAAGCCCGGGAGAGCATCGACGATCAGATCGGTGCCTGGGACGAGATGGACAACAAGACCACCACCTCGGTCAGTACACTGAAAGCCAATCTGGACAGCCAAGCGACCTATCTGAAACAGTATTCGGCCAACCTCGAGGCGCTTTCCCAGCGCAATGTCGAGGGGGTGGACGTACTGGTGCAGGCGTTGTCGGATGGCTCGACCGAAAGCGCAGAGATCCTGCGCGGTTTGGCGGATGCTTCAGATGAACAGATTCAGGCGGTTGTGGACAGCATGGGCAAGGTGGAGAAGGGAAAAGAAACCTTTTCCAGCACGGTCGCCCAGCTGGCACCCGAAGTCAAAACGGCTATGGATGCAGCGGTCGCAGAGGCCAACCGCTACGATGAGATGTACGCATCCGGACAAAACGCCATGCAAGGTGCGGTCAATGGCGCGGAATCTATGCGACGAAGCGTTTGGAGCAAGTTCCATGAGATGGGCGTCCTGTCCGACTCGGCCTATAAAGCTGGTCTGGACGAACACTCGCCGTCGAAAAAGACCTTTCAAGCAGGTGTGTGGGCGATGCAGGGCGCAATCCTTGGCGCAGAGTCCATGCGCAACCCGATTGCAGGCGCGTTTATGGGGCTGGGCTTGTATGCAGCTAACAAGTTTGCCGAAAAATGCAAAATTGAGCTCGATCCGGACGAGACCGCCGCGCAGGCCGAAGCCCAGATGCAGGCTTATGTCGATGAGATTGAGGAGCAGACCGAGCACGCCAAGAAGGTCATGGAGTGGGCTGGCGAGGATATTCAGAAAGCCTTGGTCGATCACGGTTACTCGGAGGACATGGCCAAGGAGTTTGTCAGCCGGTATGACGAGATGTGCCAGCAGGCGGTCGAAAAGGTCAAAGAGGCGCAAGCCGACATGCAGGAGCAGCTGGACGCCTTGCAGGAACAGTGGGAGGAAGCCATCAAGGCCCGGGACGAGTTTGAGAAGAAGCTGTCCGACTTTGGCGACCTCTACATCAAGGACGAAGATCGATACCAAATTGCCGATCTGAATAAACAGATGGAGCAGATGCAGCACTATGGCGAGGTGCTGTCCGAGCTTCAGAAGCGCGTCCCGCAGAGCCTGTTCAGTGAGATTGCGGGCATGAACCTAGAGGACGCGGTTGGCTACGGCGAGCAGCTGCTGGCGCTCAGTGACGAGGATTTCGAGGCCTACGTCACCGCATGGGAAGAAAAACAGGGGCTTGCAAGTGAGCTTGCCCAGCAGTTCTACGGTGAGCAGGTGCGCCAGTTCGAGGAAGAGTATCAGGCCAAGATGCAGGAGGCCTACACCCAGATGCAGAGCATGGCATTTGACAACAGCGCCGAGATCGTTCGGCAGATGGTGCAGGGCTTGCAGTCCGAGCGCGACGCACTGGAAGCCGAGGCGCGTAGGCTCCAGGAGATCATGAGCGGTGCGATGGGCTGGCGCGTCAGCGCAGCCGATGTGGACGGCTCGCACGCGGGCGGTCTGGCCTATGTGCCGTATGACGGCTATGTCGCTGAGCTTCACAAGGGCGAGCGGGTGCTGACCGCTGCCGAGGCGCGCGCCTACATCGCAGCCAATACCCCGGCATCCATCGAGGTAGCTCAGCCCACGCTGGACAGCGCGCAGGTCGCGTCCATGGTCGGCTCGGCTTTGTCCACCATCCTGCTGGGCACCGAGCAGAGTGCAAGCGGTGACCTGTATTTGTCGCTGTCGCTCGATGGCACTGAGTTTGCGCGCGGTATCCTGCCGCATTTCCGCGCGGCGGCTGACCAGTCACCCGAGATCAAGAGCGATTTACGCATCAACTAAGAGAGGAGGGAGCCTGTGGAGAAATCCCCGCAGCTTATTATCAACGGCATCCAGCTGCCGTTTGTGAGCAATGACCGATACAGAGGCTACGAGGACGAGCTGGGCGTCGTGGAAACCATGGCCGATGGTTCAAGCGTGTTCGAGATTCAGGGCATGGTCTGGCGCGTGGGTTACAGCTGTGATAAGCTGCCGGATGATACGCTGCGAGCACTGCTGCCGCTCCTGCGGCGCAAACAGGAGCTGTCAGTCGCGTTTATGCCAGAGGGTGAGACAAGCATGCGGTCGGCTGTCATGTTCTGCGACAGCCTGCCCACGCGCCCGAGCGTAGCCTTTGCCAAGGCTGGTGCGCCGGTCTGGCACAATCTGGCGTTTACGCTGCGCGAGGTGTACGCCCATGATTGACAGATCGAGTGCATACGACCAGGCGATCACCGCGCGGCGTCGCCGCATCACTGTCCGTGCCACGTTCGACCTGCGCGACCCGGATGCGGTAGTTTCGGGTGCGGCCAGCTCGGCGCAGAGTCCATACAGCCAGATTGCTCAGGTCTACGACGAGATCACCGATCAGACCGACTTTAAGCTCGGCACCTTGGAGCAGAACCGCATCCAGCTGGACGGCTCCTGGGCGCTGCCGCCCGATAACCCGGACGAGGTTAAGGCCGAACAGCTGGGCTGGTGGGGCGGTGTGCTGTCCGGCGCGGACGGTACATTCTCCAGCCCGCAGCCTTATATCGAGCTGAACTTCACCGGCATGTCCATTTTGCAGGCGTTCACGCTTTGGTTTTCGCAAAATCCCTATGACGGTGTGCCCGAGTCCTTCCGGGTGGACGTGTACAGCGCTGCAACGCTGGCATTTTCACGCATTGTCGAGGGAAACGCCGATCATCAGGTACTCATCGATCAGTTTACTGTGCATGACCCTACAAAAATCCGTGTGACCATGCTCAAATGGTCTCGGCCGTACACCTACCCGCGTCTGACCGACCTGTTTTTCGGTCTGTTCGAGCAGTGGAGCGGACGGGATATTTGCAGCGTGGATGTGCTGACCGAGTCCACCTTTACCGGTCTCAGCTTGCCGTACTCGACATGCTACTTGGAGGCGTACAACAAGGGGCACCGGTTCGACCCCTATGCGCCCAACTCACTATTTTTGTCCATCGAGGAGCGGCAGGCCATCCCGATTGACTGGGGCATCTATCTGCCCGACGGCTCGATCGAGTGGGTGCCGGGCGGCTGGTACTATCAGCAGTCGGGCGGCTGGGAGATCAAAGACCTCACGGTCAAGTGGTCGCTGGTGGACATCATCGGCATGCTGGTTGACCGTAATTACAGCCCGCCGGACACCCTGCCGACCACGCTCGGCGGCTGGATCGCGTCCATCGTCGCGTGTCTGGGTGTCAATCTGGCCGGGCGTTACATCGTAGATGACGAGGTCAAAGACCTTGCGCTGAGCGCGGCTATCGAGGACGTGACCGATCTGACCTGCGGCGAGGTGCTGCGCTATGCTTGCATGGCGACGGCCGCCTGGGCACACCAGGACTTTAAGACCGGCTTCCTGCGTGTCTCCAAGCGCGGCTATGACACCGGTGCGAACATCACCGGCAGCAATATGCCGTCGTGGCCGAAAATGCAGGCAAATGAGGAGATCGCGGACATCACCTTTAAGTTGGATGACAACCAAGAGGTTACCTTCCCAGGTACCAATACCGCGAGTGACAAGTCGTTGACTGTTGACAATCCCTTTGTGCATACCGCAGATGACGCACGGCGTGTGGTGTCCAACGTCATGAGCCAGTACGGCGGGCGCAAGTTTACCGTGCGCAGCCGTGGTAATCCGGTCAGCGAGACCGGAGACATCGATACCGTGGCGACGGCGTTCGGCACAACCATTTCGGCACGCCGGTACAAGCACCAGCTTAAATTGGTAGACGGTGTGATGCGCAATCTGCCGTCGTACCTCATCCAGACCGACACGGACAAGAGCTATGACCATACGGTCATTCTGACCGGTGCGGGCAACTGGAAAGCCCCGACCGGCGTGCGTGAACTCTATGTGCAGCTTGTCGGCGGCGGTGATGGCGGCGACGGCGGCGAGGGTGGCGCATGGCTGCACGAGGATGATTATAGTCCTGCACCGGGCAAGGCCGGAAAGGGTGGACGTGTATTTATCGCTACGCTGTCTATCAATAGTGGACAGTCATTTGCGTATTCCTGTGGCAAAGGTGGCAAGGGCGGTGCTGGCGGTGCACATGCAACTTGGAGCAAACCGCCAAATGACGATCAGCAGCCAGGAAAACCTGGAACTACTGGCACGGCGACAACTTTTGGTGCGTATTCATCGGCCAATGGCAAAAGCTACCCGGCTGGCATTACAGATGTTGAGACCGGCAAATATTACGCCGCAGATGGAAGTGACGGCAAAGCACAGGTTGACAACCCGAAACCGGCATCGTCGGGTGCGCCCAATACCGGCAATGCTGGAAGTGGCGGCGATAGCGGCGTAAACGGGTATTTTACAGTAGACCGAGTGCCTGGTAGGAACATATACAAATCTCATTCAGACCCATCTGATGGTGCACGCGGTGGCGATGGCGCGGATGGCGTCATTATCATCCAGTACAATGACCCGTGAGGTGATACATGGAACCGCTAAATTACAATCACACAGACCAGGAGTTTTGGAATTATACTGACCTGAACCGGGTGGAATCGTGGACTCAATACCTACGCAACCAGCTGAATACGTATGGATATGCTGCGAAAATCACCCCAAAAACATGGACAGCAGGGGAGTACCCTACACCTACCCAACTGGCCAGAATCCGGTCAAACATCAACGCGCTGCAAGGCGTATGGTTTTCCGTGCCGGAATGGCGCGAGCTGATGGCAGTATATCGCCCAGACGGTCGAGAAACCATCAACGCCGAGCAGGTCAATGCACAGGAATGGGATTTGCAGCAGATGCACGACTATTTACAAGCGATGGTCAAGGTGTTTGAGCTTAAACAATCCGGGACTCTGTTTATGATTTCAGGAGGTTTATACAATGCAGGATAGAGTACCCGCTCCGGGCAAGGAGAACCGCGTCCGTATCCGTTTGGATGATGGGCAGTCAATTGAGGGAGTGCTTGAGTACGCGGACGAGGCAAGTGTACAGGGCAGTTACTACAATAAACAAAATGTGCTGCCGGACAGCACTTGTAGCACTCTGGAATTGCCTACATCAGCCGAGCCCAAGGACGCATTTGAGCATGCGGCTTTGCCGGAATACTCCCTAAGAGTTGGAGATATCATTATTTCCGAAAGAGATTTACAAGCCAACTTTATACCTATGGATGGAAGAACGATATCAATGGAAATATACCCGGATTTGTATTCTCTTATAGGTATTAAGTATGGTTTTGGTGCTGTTGTGAATAAGACATTGGGGTTGGGACGTTCAACGGATAGTGATGGTGGCGCCACTGTTCAATGTGATGACGATGGAAATTTTGCAGTAATTATAGATCGGGAGGGTTATAGCCGCTATGAAGATGTATATATTGGCAAGATTTCACAATCAGAGGCGAAGATACTAAAGACCTATAAAGACCCTTCTGATTTTTCAGAATATAGATCATCTGTAGCTTTTGGAGATGATTATATTTATGTAGTTCAATCGGATATACCAAAGAGCGGTAAGTATATCTTCACTATCTTAAAAAAAGATGGCACTGAGCTAGTGAAGGATTCCAATGGACAACTCCCTAAAGGGGCTAGATTAAATCTTATTTGGTCAAAAGGTGAACTATACATTTTTGCTGCCAAAGACGATAACACTACTGTATTCAAACTGAATGCCCCTGATAGTATAGGTTATACCCAGTTGAAGGTTCTTAGCGGTTATTATTCAAGCGTATATTGTAAGATGGGTGTATGTAACGGTCATTATTTTTGGAATAACAAAAGAGATGGCTCAGATTATTCTATGGGTGGAATTTCATCTAGTAATGACCATCTATGCGGAATACAGCAATGTCGAGATGGCTCTTTGTATCTTGCTACATACACCAACTCTAGTAGCGACACTATCAAGATCTTTAAGACAACCAACGGAACATCATTTACTTTGAAGTTTACCTTAAAGTCTACAGATTTTAACCCTAGAGGTGGGTTTTGGCAGGTTATGGATGAGACGTTCTATTACTTTAGAATGAATACCCAAAAAGCTATAAGGGTAGATACTAATGGCAACGTATCAGAGGCTAATCTACCCAATATGATACAGGGTTGGGATGATAATTACCCTAAGTCTTGGAATATGGTTACCTCTAATGGTCTTATTATTCCTTATGGTAAAGATACCAGCTATTCTGTTATGTTGGCTGATTTGGATACTATGTTCAAATTACCAGATTTATCATCCATTATTCCAATACCAAGAATTAAAGCAAAGGCGGGTGATGTTGGATGAGATACTGTTTATTTTACGATTCTTATGGAAAAATCGTTGGGTATGGTATCGATTGTGTGCCGACTGAAGGAATGCAAGAGGTGAGCCGGGAAGAATACTATGCAGTAACTGGTGACCCGAGAGCAGCTGAACAACCCGAACCGTCCTTGGTATCCGTCCAAGAGGCCAGACAGACCGAAAACAAAGCCGCGCTTGCGGCATGGCTGGCTGCGCACCCGTTGCAATGGACGGATGGCAGAACCTACGGCGTGACCGAGGAGGATCAGCAGGAAATGGCGCTCAACCTGATGCAGTACCAGGTCGCGGTACAGGCTGGACAGCCTGCGGTGCTCGAGTGGCACGCACAGAAGGAAAGTTGTCGGACGTTTGAGCAGTCCGAATACGTTGCCTTGTCGCTTGCTATTGCGGATTATGTATATCCGTATCTAAGATATCAAGAGAGCGTCAAGGAGCAAATTTATCAGGCGGAGACAGCCCAGGAGGTCAGCAATGTCAAAATCGAC